GTGCCGCCGCAGGGCGGGATACCGGGGGAGCGCCCGGTGATCGTACGCTCGCAACCCTCGCTGCGCGACATCCTCTTCGCGGTGAACGGGTCGATCCTGCCCAGGATCTGGCCGCGGCTTCTGGCCATCGCGCTGGTCAGCATCGCCTCGGTTCTCGTCGCCAAGCGTCACCCCGGGATTTTCGAGGCGATCGGCGCAATCCCCTTCACGCTGATCGGGATCTCGCTCTCCGTCTTCATGAGCTTTCGCAACAACACCTGCTATGTCCGCTGGTGGGAGGGGCGCCAGCTCTGGGGCGAGCTGATCGTTGCCTGCCGCTCCTTCGCGCGCCAGATCTCGACATTGCCCGAGGAGGACCGGCGCGCGCTTGCCTACGGGGTATGCGGCTTCTGCGCCGGTCTGTCGGCGCGGCTGCGCGGGACCGACGAGGCGGAGGCGATCCGCCAGTGGTGCCCCGCGGGGTCGGCGGCCTGCGATCCCAATCCGACCAACACGGTGCTGACCGGGGTCGGGCGGCGCTGCCTGTCGCTGATGCAGGCGGGCAGGCTGGACCCGATCCATTATTCCGTGCTCGAGACGCAGCTGACCAAGCTGGCGCAGGTTCAGGGCGGCTGCGAGCGGATCGCCGGGACGCCGGTGCCCTTCGCCTATTCGCTGCTCCTGCAGCGCACCGCGATCGTCTTCTGCCTGACGCTGCCCTTCGCGCTGGCGGGCAGCCTGGGATGGTGGACCCTGCTGCCGGTTCTGCTCGTGGCCTATACCTTCTTCGGCCTCGACGCGCTCGGCCACCAGCTCGAGAATCCCTTCGGTTTCGCGCCGAACTCGCTGCCGCTCTCCGCGATGCGGCGCACGATCGAGCGCGAGATGCTGGGCGCGCTGGAGGGAGAGGACGTCCCGCCGCCGCTGGAGCCGGAGAACGGGGTTCTGCTCTAGCTGTTCGCGCCGGGGGAGGAGGGGGGGCGGGCCGGTCTGGCAGCCGGAAGCCGGAAGGCCAGACGGTCGGCGAAACCGCGCAAAGCGCCCCTCAAAGCGAAAGCTATTCGTTTTCGCGAGGGGAAAGTGGCGGAGAGACAGTCCGTCGTTTCGACTTTGCCAGACTATATTATCTCCTTAAATCAGCGACTTACAAAAATCACGCGCCGCAAAATGTGTTGCAACTTGTGTTGCAAAATCTGGTGGCGATAGAACCGATTCCCGATAAACTCGGAAATGGAAACGCCCCCGGCTGGCTGACCGGGGGCGTGGAAGAAGTGCACCCTCATGCAGAGGCCCATAGGAGACCAAAAGATGCCTGATAAGAATACGAAATCTGCCGATGCACGGCAACCCCTGACGCTGACTCGCTTCCCGACACGCGGCGCTTTCCAGAAAAAGGAACTGACCTTTTCGCTGGCCGATCTGGCGCGCTGGATTGCGGACCAGCGGGCGGAGAGCAAAGACGGCCTGCCGTGGATCAAGCTGGCGACCTTCGGCCCCGATAAGACGCCGAAGAAAAGCCTTCGCCACAATGCCAACGTCCGCACCGTGACCGGGCTGGAAGCGGACTATGACGCGGGCAACATGACCCCCGACGCGGCCCGCGATGCCTTGGAAAAGGCGGGCGTGGCCGGGCTTGTCTACACCACCCCCAGCCATAGCCCGGACGCGCCCCGCTGGCGCGTTCTCGCACCGTTTAGCGGCCCGTTGCCGCCCGAGGCCCGCGAAGACCTCATGGCGCGGCTGAACGGCATTCTGGGCGGCGCGCTGGACCCGGCCAGCTTCACCCTTTCGCAGTCCTATTACGCGGGCAACGTAGAGGGCGGGACTCCGGTTGAAACCTTCCTTGTGGACGGGCAGCCGATTGACATGGTTGATGGCTTGGCCCCGATCTACAAGGACGGCGGCAGCGTGAAGCGCGAGCGCCGGGCCGCTTCTGGCGAAGGCGAAGGGCTGGCCCTTCAGCACGTCCGGGAAGCCCTTCTGACGATCCCCAATGACGCGAGCAACCCGGACGCGGCGGAACGCCTCTGGTGGCTGCATATGGGCATGGCGCTGCATCACGCGACGGGCGGCAGCGAAGACGGGCTGGCCCTGTTCCATGAGTGGAGCGAGCGGCACCCCAGCTATGACCCCGACGAAACCGCCGAAGTCTGGGACTCGTTTGGCGGCGGCGGGAAGAACCCTCGCACCTTCGCCACGATCCGCGCGGAAGCGGAGCGCCGGGGCTGGATTGACCTGTCCGCTTTTGATGACGTGATCCCCGCCGATGAACTGGCGGAGATTGATGACCTGATCGGCCTGCCCGCGACCACGGAAGGGCCGGATTGGGGCAGCGTGATCCGGGAACGGGGCAAGCCCGTGAACAACCTGAACAACGCGATTGTGTATCTCGGGCGGAACCTCGACTCGATCCTTCCCGGCCTTAGGCACAACCTTATGACCCGGCGCGATGAATGGTGCGACGGGCCGTTGAATGACGCGGCCCTCGCGCTGGCGCGGACGGGGCTGGAACGGCGCGGCTTGCGCACCGTCGGGAAGGAACTGGTGGCCGACGCCGCCCTGACCGTGGCCCGGCATTTGCAATATCACCCGATCCGGGACCAGTTGCGGAGCCTTCACCATGACGGGCGCGAGCGGTTAGACTCGTGGCTGGTGCGCTATACCGGGGCGGCAGACACGCCCTATACGCGGGCCGTGGGGCGCAAGTTCCTTTTGCAAATGGTCGCCCGCGTCATGGAGCCGGGATGTAAGGCGGACCACACCCTTGTTCTGTCCGGGCCGCAAGGTATAGGCAAATCGACCGCCTGCCGTATCCTCGCCGGGGCGGAGTATTTTAGCGACACGCTGCCCAGCATCGCCGGGGACAAGACGGACGCTATTCGCCACCTTCAGGGCAAGTGGCTGGTGGAACTGGCCGAACTCGCGCCGTCCCGCAAGAGCGAGGCCGAAGACCTGAAGGCGTTCCTGTCCGGGGCGGTGGACCGGGTGCGGCTGCCCTACGCCCGCTTTGACGAGTCGTTTCCCCGGCAATGTGTTTTCGTGGGCACCACCAATGAAGACCAGTTCTTGCGGGATGCGACGGGCGGGCGGCGCTTCTGGCCCGTGACCGTTCACCAGATCGACCTTGAAGCCCTTGCCAGCGCGCGGGACCAGCTTTTTGCCGAAGCCTTCGCCGCCTATGAGGCCGGGGAAGCGTGGTGTTTGGATCGGGACTTTGAAGCGGAACACGCGCGCCCGGTGCAAGAGGCAGCGCGCGAAGCCGATAGCTGGGCGGATGACGTGGCCGAATGGCTGGACAAGCCCGCAGACGATTTTGACGCCGCTGGCGAGGTGAAGACCGAGGTGCGGATTTCGGAAGTGTTGAGCGGTGCGCTTGGCCTGAATAGCGGGCAGCAAACGCGGGCGAACCAGAAACGTGTGGCCGATATTCTGCGCACCCTTGGGTGGGCGAAAATCCATACGCGGGTCGGGAAACGGTGGGCGCGGGTTTAATGACCACGGCGGCAACATATCAACGGGGCGTGACCCATTGTGACTCTTGGGATGACCCTTATGGGTCACTCGCAAAACCCTGTTTTCATTGGCTGAATCCGTCCTGTGACCCTTGTGACCCTTATCAGTTCAACAAGAGTGCTGGGGAACAGGGACAGGCCACGGCCCACCAGTGGAGAGGGCAGCACGGGGGCTGGGGGAGTAACATAGGGGTTTTGTGGGTCACTTGGGTCACGAACGTCGTTTTGTCCTTTGTTGTCAGTGCTTTGTGCGTGACCTTCGCCGAGGGTCACAGGTGGCATAGGTCACGGCTTGACCACGGCGGCGCGTTGATCGGGCTACGGGTCCTATACGGCGGGTGGGGTGCGGGGGCGCCGAAGCCCCGATGTATTGCCCACCACGAAAATTTTGAAATCGAAAACCCGTTTTCCGCTGTGGCGGGATGATCGGGACAGTTGAGAGGCCATGAGCATGGAGAATTTGACCGATACCGAACTTGCCGAGATTGATGACCTGATCGGGCTGCCCGAGACGCGGGCCGAAGACGGCGATCTGGTGAACGCTGCCGATCTGGCGGAATGGCTGGGCCTGACCCCCAACCGCGTTTCGGCGCTCGCCCGCGAAGGCGTCTTGCCCCGGAACCCCGACAAGCGGTTTCCGCTCCGCAAGGCGATCCGCGCCTATTGCGATCATGCCCGCGCCGGGGCGCAGGGCCGCCGCGTCGATTCCGAACTGGCCGCCGAGAAACTGCGCGCCGCGAAGGCCACCGCCGAGAAACTGGAAATCCAGAACGCGAAGGCGCGGGGCGATCTTCTGGACGGGCGCGAGGTGGCGAACGAATGGCGCTCCATCGTGACCGATTTGCGCGCCGCCGTGCTGGCCGTGCCGTCGCGGGTGGCTGGGCGGATGGGGATGGACCGCGCCACGACCGCCGCGCTGGATGCCGAAATCCGGGACGCTATGGAGGTGATTTCCGATGACCGTTGACCCCCGCCTTGCCCAGATGCGCCGGGACGCCCTGCAAGCCTTCCGCCCGCCCGCGAAGCTGGCGCTGGCAGACTGGATTCAGGCGTCCGTCTTCCTGCCGTCCTCGATTGCCGCCCAGCCGGGGCGTATGCGTCTTTGGAAACCCCAGATCGAAATCGCCAACTCCATCGGGGACGACACCGTGGAGCGCGTTTCCATCCTCAAATCGGCCCGCGTCGGGGCCACGCAACTCATGGTGGGAACCTTGGGGCATTTCGTGGAGAATGACCCCAGCCCGGTCCTTTGCGTTGTGCCTGCCGAGGCGGACGCGCGGCACCTCATGGTTTCCGTGATCGAACCGACCTTCCAAGAGTCCCCGTCACTCCGGGCTGCCCTGTCCGAAGACACCGCCGGGCGTGACACCATGCTTCACCGCCGTTTTGCCGGGGGCAGCCTTTCCATCGTCTCCGCCCGCGCGCCCCGCAACCTTCGCGCCCGGACGGCCCGGATTCTGTTTGCCGATGAAATCGACGCTTACGAACTGTCCGCTGGCACCGAAGGCGACCCTGTAGAACTCGCCATGCGCCGCACCATGACCTTCGGCAATCGCCGGATCGTGCTGGCCTCCACGCCCGTTGATGCCGAGACCAGCCGGATTTTGCGGGCCTATGAGCAATCCGACCAACGGGTCTTTGAGGTGCCTTGCCCCCATTGTGGGCAGTTCTCGGAAATCCTGTGGGCGGACATCAAATGGGACGCGGACAAGCCCGAGACGGCCCATTGGCGCTGCCCCTCTTGCGAAGGCCGGGTGGAGGACCGCCACAAGGCCCAGATCGTCGCGGCGGGCCGCTGGCGCGCTCTTGCGCCCCATGTGGAAGGGCATAGGGGCTATAAGCTGACTTCTCTGACCTCCACGCTGCCGAACGCGACATGGCCGAAGCTGGCGGCGGAGTTCCTTCAGGCCAAGCGCAGCCCCACGACCCTGAAACCGTGGCTGAACACGGTGCTGGGCGAGGCTTGGCGCGGGGAAGGCGATGACCTGGACTCGACCGATTTCGCGGCCTTGCAACGGCCCTTCAACATGGAGACCGTGCCCGAAGATTCGCTGGTGCTGACCGTGGGCGGGGACGTGCAGAAGGACCGCGTGGAACTGACCTATACGGGCTGGACGGCAGACGGGGACATGCGCGTCTTGGGTCATGTCCCGATTTGGGGCGACCCGACCGACGCCGAAACATGGGTGGAGGTGGAAGACGCCTTGCGCCGCCAGTTCCGTCACCCGCTTGGGGGCGTGTTGAACGTGGACGCCGCCGTGATCGACTCCGGGAATTGGGCGGATCAAGTCTATGATTTCTGCCGCCCCCGCACGGCCCGCCGGGTCTTGCCCGGCAAAGGCGTGTCCGGCTTCAGCCGCCCGTCTCTGGCCTTCAGTTCATCCCGCAAGGTCCGGCTGGCTCTGATCGGGGTGGACGGCGTGAAGCTGGCCTTGCACCAGCGCCTTGCCCACGGCGAAACGATCCTGTTTTCGGAAGACCTGTCCGGCGATTATTTCGACCAAATACGCGCCGAACGGCTGGTGACAAAGTTCAGCCGGGGCCGCCCCATGCGCGTCTGGGAAGTCATCTCGGGCCGCCGGAACGAGGCGCTGGACACTTTGGCCTATTCCTACGCCGCGCGGCAGCTTGTCGGGCTGGACATGGAACGCCGGGAAAGCGATCTTGCCAGAAAGGACGGGCCGAAAAAGGCCCCGACCGTTGTTAAGTCTGCTTGGCTGGAAAGGTAGAGTTATTGCAAGGGCGGCAATGTATTGGGGTCTTGGACTAGTTCGGGGCGCATTGCGAAATCTGGCGAAAAAGAACTGTCATCGCCTTGCGACAAGTAACAGTTCCGATTTCCGTCGCTTTTTAAGAGAGTCCACGCATAACCTCCTTGAACGCGGTCATTTGCAATCAATGCCGTATAAGATGAACCTCGAAAAGGTGAGCTAAAGTGCTGCACTAGACTTGGGCCAAGCTCTTTGTTTGCCCAAGCTCGGACAGCAACGCTACCCATTGCTCCATCCGACTCGTCATTGCAGCGCCGTCTTGAGGTGCCGGGAAGCCCGAACTCCGCCCCGAAACCCGGAATGTCATGTAGACTCTGCAAGATTTCCAATTCATCCCCAGCCCCGATAAGACAATATGTGAGGGTTTCATTCTGGCGTTCAAGAATGCGCCATTTCGCTGGATTTGATTGGTCCGCTGCGTTTCCCAAAGCGACGAAGATCATGAGTCTTGTTTCGCCGCCGTTTTTCAATGAGATACCCATGACGCCGGTATCTGGCATTCCCTGAAGGGCAAAATTCATTGCAGTCACAACTTCAAAGCAGTTCTCCGTTACAGGGCGCTCTTGTGCTTTTAATGGTGAAACAGTTGAAATTGTGAGTAAGACGCCAGCCCACAGGCTCAGGCTGTTCCAAATTTTCATCGCCGCGAGTCCCTTTAAAAATATCCCGCGTAGCTGACCACAGAATCGCCCTTAGTTCCACGCTTGATTAGACCGGAAGCGCCCCGCGACCATCCCGCAACGCCAGAACCTTGTTCAGCATGGCGGTAAAGCCTGTGTCGCGGGCCATATCAGCGTCAATCGCTTCGCAAATCTGATCGTCATCCCAAGACAGGCTGGCAAACTCGCCCGACCGCCGAACCCACTGGTGGACAAGTTGCTGCGCGACCTCTTGGCGCTTGGGATGAATCTCACCCGCAATGAACGGGGCAAACAGGCTGTGGGCGTTCCGGGTGTTGCGATCCACGTCTTTGATCCTTCTGAAATGGATGGGGCGGGCGAGGCCATGTCGAAACCCCGCCCGCCCCTTTGGCGTGTTGACGAATCCTCCATACCATCTTCCTGCAAGACGATGCAAGGATTTGCTGTATCCCTTAATCGACCGTCAAACCAAATTTGACGTGATATTATAGACACTTGAGACGACTTGTTGCGAGATGATATTCAGGGATTCGCCAACTTAGGAGTCCCTGACAATGACCAGCACCGAAGACCGTGATCCTGAATATGGGGGTGTGTTCTTCATCCCTGAAGAAGCCCCCGACGAACTCGGGGTGACGACTGAACAGGCTGCCCGTGCGCTCGCCCATGTGGGCTTTGACGCGAAGCAGGCCGCCAAGTTTCTCCGCAATCGTGTTGCCGACGGGTATGTGACGCCTTACGGACGCCGCCGCTCTGACAAGCGCCGCAGCTATCTTTTCCGCGCTGAACAGATTCTTGTCACCGCGATCCTGCACCGCCTTGCCGAATGTGGCCTGACTGGTGAGCCTATGGCCGCTGCCGGGCGTCATTTCTTGGGCTGGAACCTCAATGATCTTGACGGCCAAGAGCCGCCCGCACCGAACCCCGCCGCGTGGGTTATGCGCGGCTATCTCCAAGGCCACCGCAACTTCGGCTTTGAACTCGCCACTATCCGCAACACGACCGGGCGGGGTGACCTGAAGTTCACGGCCCGCGTCCGCCATTACGATTTCGAGTCCAATAATTCGGTGGGCACGTCTTTCTGGAACCCCGGCGAAAGCTGGGAACGCCGTTCGCTCTGGGTCCTCGATCTGGACCCGATCCTTGAACACATCACCCGCGACAAACCCGTGGTGAACTGATATGGCCCTTTTGTCCTTTCCGAAGCTGTTTACCCGCCCCGCAAAGGCTAAAGCCGTCCGTCGATTTGATGGGGCCGCTGGTGGCCGCCGTGGTTTCGGGGTTGGGACGTTCGGGCGCGTCAATTCGGAAGTGTCCGCCTCTGGCGCGACTCTTCGGTCCCGCGCTCGCTATCTGGTGGCGAACAATCCTTGGATGGCCCAAGCCGTCGCAAATTGGGCTGGTGCGTTGGTCGGGGCCGGAATTGTCCCGACGCCGCGCCACCCCGACGCCTCGACCCGTGCCGATCTGACCGCCGCTTTCGGCGCTTGGGCTGACCATGCCGACGCCGATGGCCGCACCGACTTTTTCGGCCTCCAAGCGGATGTGGCGCGCGGGCTGGTGATTGATGGCGAAGCCTTCCTTCACGTCCTGCCGGGTGAAGACGGGCCGCGTCTCCGCTTGCTGCCGCCGGAACTGGTAGACGAAAGCCTGACCCGTGAAATCGGGGGTGGGGCCGTAATCGTTCAGGGCGTCGAGTTCGATGCCGAAGGCCGTCGGGTGGCGTATCACGTCTTGCCCCACCGCCCGCACGATCAATTCGCCAATCACGCGCCGCCCGTCCGGGTCCCTGCGGATGAGATCATCCACGTCATGAAACCCTTGGCGGCTGGTCAGGTGCGCGGTGTCTCTTGGCTCGCCCCGGTCATCCTCTCCGCCTCTGACTTCGACCAGTTGACCGATGCGCTCTTGATGGGTGCCAAAGTCGCGGCGATGCACAGCGCCTTCCTTGTCGATTTGAACGGCACGGGCGGGGAACCCTACGATGGAACCGGGGAAGGCGGGATTCTGGAAACCGGGCTGGAACCCGGCACGATGAAACGCTTGCCCACCGGCTACGACGTCAAATTCAACACGCCGGGCCAACTCACTGAAATCGGGTCCTTTCTTCGCCTGCAATTGCAGCAATTGGCCGCCGGTCTGGGCCTGCCGGATCATCTGTTGTCGGGCGACCTCTCGAACGCAAACTATTCGAGCCTGCGCGCCGGGCTTCTGCCTTTCCGCCAGCGGGTTGAACAGATTCAATACGGGGTCTTGGTCCCGCAGTTCCTCGCGCCGATCTGGCGGCAGGTCATCACCTACGCCGTCCTGTCCGGTGATCTGGCCGCGCCCGATTTCGAGTCCGCCCCTCGCGCATACGCTGCCGAGTGGCTGCCGCCCGCTTTCATGCAGGTGGACCCCGCCAAACAGGTTCAAGCCGACGTGGCCGAACTCGAAGCGGGCCTCACGTCTCGCCGCAAGCTGGTGGCGCAACGCGGGTGGTCCTTGGAAGACCTCGACGCCGAAATCGCCGCCGACCCGCGCCAGACGGCCCCGAAACAGGAGGCCGCCGAATGACCCCGCAAGAGCGCGACAGAGAGAAGTATCACCGCAAACTGGTTGAGCGCGCTGGTGCATCTGACGAAATCACCGGGCCGCGCCTGACCCTGAACCCCGAGAAAGCGACCGTGATCGTGCTGCCGAAAGAAGGCCGCAAGCTGACGCCCCAAGACAAGGAATTTGAAACGTGGAAACGCAAGCTTTCCTGACCCGCCGGGCGGTCTTCGCCCCGGACACCTTCAACGCCGATGCGGGCACCGTGGAGGCCGTGATTTCGACCTTCGCCCCGGTGCAGCGCAAGGGCTTTATGGAGCGGCTGGACCCCGCCGGGCTGGATACGTCCCGCCTGATCGGTGCGCCCGTTCTGGACGGCCACCGCCAAGGCTCTGCCCGTGACGTGATCGGCACCATTACCGGGCACCGCATGGAAGACGGCAAGCTGGTGGCGACCATCCGTCTTTCCGGGGCAGCCGATGCCGCCCCGATTGTGGAGCGTATCCGCGAAGGCACCATCAAGGGCGTTTCCATCGGCTACCGCGTGACCCGCTGGGCCGAGTCCGCCGATCCCAATTCCCGCGCTCGCGTTCGGACGGCGGCGGCGTGGTCTATTTCCGAAGTCTCCGCCGTCCCTATCCCTGCCGATCCCGGCAGCCAATTCCGAGGTGAATCCATGGAAAACGAAGACCTTCAGGTGGAGAACACCGAAGACAAAACCACCGAAACCCGCGCGGCTATCCGCCAGATTTGCCGCTCCGCTGGCATGACGGCGGAACAGGCTGATGACATGATCGACCGTGATCTGTCCATCACCGAAGCCCGCGCCGAAGCCTTTGAGGCGATGCAGCGCCGAACCCCGGCCCGTATCCGCACCGCCGCCCCGGCCAATGATGACGCCGCCGCGCTGCGCACCCGTCAGGCCGACGCGCTGGCTTTCCGCATGGCCGGGGGCGAACTGCCCGATGCCTCGCGCGAGTTCGTCAATATGTCGCTCCGCGATATGGCCGCCGATGCCCTGACGCGGGCGGGCGAGTCCACCCGTGGCCTTTCGGCGGATGAACTGTTCCAGCGCGCCGCCGCGCACGGCACGTCTGACTTCCCTCTGCTGGTCTCCAATGCGATGGGCAAAGTCGCCCTGGACTCGTATCGCGCCGCCGAAAGCCCGCTGAAGGCGCTGGCCCGCCAGCGGACGCTTCCGAACTTCAAGGAATCCACCTCCATCCGCTTGGGTGAGATGGGCCGCCTTGAAGAAATGACGGAACACGGCGAGTTCAAAGCGACCAGCCGCGCCGAAGCGGGCGAGAAGATGGCCCTGAAGACCTTCGGGCGGGCGATCAATGTCAGCCGCAAACTGTTGATCGACGATGATCTGAACATGCTGGGCGACATGACGGCGGCCATTGGTGCGGCGGCGGCCCAGACCGAAGCCGAAGAACTGGTGGCTACCTTCATCGGCAACCCCGACCTGTCCGACGGCACGGCTGTTTTCGCCACTGGGCGCGGCAACATGGCGGCGGCGGGTGCTGACATCACCGAAACGTCGCTGGACGCGGCCCGGCTCGCCATGCGCGGCGTGAAGGGTCTCGACGGCAAGACCATCATCGGCGTGACCCCGCGCTATCTGGTGATCGGGCCGGAACTCGAAACCAAGGCCGAAAAGCTGTTGGCCGCGATCTACGCCGCGACCACGGATGACGTGCAGCCGATCAAGCTGAAGCTGGTGGTGGAACCCCGGATCACGGGCACCGGCTGGTATGTCATGGCCGATCCGGCGGCGGTCCCGTCGCTTCAGTTCGCCTATCTGTCGTCGGCGCAGGGCGTTCAGATTCAGCGTCAGGAAGCGTGGACCACGCTCGGGATGCAGTATCGCGCGTTCCTCGACTTCGGCACGGGCTGGGCTGACTGGCGCGGCGCTTACTTCAACGAAGGCGCGTAATATGGCGACCGTGGCCGAACTTCAGAAAATGCGGGCGGACCTCTTGGCCGCTCGCGCTGGCGGCGTCCGGCGCTTCCGGGACCAGAACGGGGAGGAAGTAGAATACCGCTCCGACTCCGAGATGGCCCGCGCGCTGGCCGCTCTTGATGCGGAAATCGCCGCCCAGACGGCCCGGCCCGCCTCCACGATCCACTTCAATATGAGCAAGGGAATCTGACCCATGAAGAACTACGTCCAACCCGGTGAGAATATCACCATCACCGCGACCGCCGCCGCCACGTCCGGCCAAGGCGTCCTTGTCGGCAACCTCTTTGGCATTGCTGCCGGGAATGCCGAAATCGGGGACTCCCTCGACCTTGTGACCGTCGGTGTTTTCGACATGCCGAAAGTCTCGACCGACGTGCTGGCCGTGGGCGATTTCGTCTATTGGGACGATACCGCCAAGCTGGCGACCGCCGATGACGACACGGGCAACAATGAACTGATCGGCCTTGCCGTGACCGCCGCCGGGAACCCGTCGGGCACCGTCAACGTGCGTCTGAACGGCTAAGACGATGCGGGCGGCCACCACCATGCAAACGGACTTGGAGCGCCTTCGGGCGGCTCTTGAGACCGTTGCCAAGCTGGTGGTGGCCGATCCCGTCTATGCGCCGATTTTCAGCCGCCTAGAGGCCGAAATCGCGCAAGAGGAAGCCTTGCTGGCGAATGACGTGGTGGCCCGCGCTCGCGCGGTTGCCGCTCAAAGTGCCACCCGCTGAATCAGGTCCCGAACGTGGGCCAGCGAAGCCCCCTTGCCGTAACGCTCACGATCAAGGGCGTGGCCGAAAAGGTCGCGCCTGATCCGCTCATCTATGCCCGCCGCCAAGAGTCGATCTTCAAAGCTATGCCGCAACCCGTAGAGAGAATGTCCCGGCGTCTCCATGAGACCATTGGCGCGAAGGTATTTGTTCACCGTCGCGGACAGGCTGGCGGATGTGGTGCGGTATTTGGGGAAGCCCTTGGGGCAGGCTTTGAAGGCGTCCAGCGACACGCCCACCAGCGGAATGACGCGGCGGGCGTTGCGGGTCTTCAACTGCCTGTCGACCGGCTCAATGGAGATATGGGGCACCGGGGCGTCCAGATGGATTTGCGCGCCCGTCAGGGACGCCAGTTCGCTGGGCCGCGCGCCCGTGTTGACCATCGCCAAGAGGATGCACCGGGCGTCCTTGTTCAGCCCGTCCAGCGCGCCGGGCTTCAACAGGTGGTCCTTGATCCAGCTTTCCGAGAAGGGCGGACGCTGGCGCGCTTCGCCTTCCTTGAAGGAAAGATCGGACAGGGGCAGCACCAGCCCGAGGCGCTTCATCTTATTGACCGTCTTAAACACGTCCCCGAGGTGAATCAGGTCCTTGTTGGCGCTGTTCGGGGTGAGGTTGTCGGACTCCAGCTTCTCAAGCCACCAGCCCCGGAAATCCAGCATGTCGTCGCCCGTAATGTCGGGCAGGGCCTTGTCCCCGACCACCTCTATGAAATTGCGCACGGCTTTCTTGCGCGGGTTTTTCCAGCGCCGAAGCTGGTCATCGCTCTTGCCGAGGGTCTTATCGGCGGCCAAGCCCCAATAGAGATCAAGCGCCCGAGAGACCGTGATTTGCGGCTCGGGGACGCCGCCCAGCACCGCCGCCGCCTCGCGCGTGTCCGGCTCACCGTCGCGCCCTGTGACGGCCTCCACGCGGGCCAGAAGGTCTTCACGGGGCAGATCGGCCACGCGGACCGCCGGAAGGTATCGGAAGCCCCGCACCGCCGCCAATTCCTTGGCCGCGTCAAAGCGCCGTTCCGCGTCTGCCGTGTCGCCCGCCAGCCGGGCTTCCCATGCTTCCACCAGATGTTGCCACGCGATAGGGGCCTTCTGTTTGGCAATGGTTTCGGAATCAGTGTGCAAGCTGATCCAGACGCTCTTGCGGTCTTCAACCCGCTGGTATCGCGTCGGAACCCGCTTCCGCAGGTGGTATGTGCTGCCGCGCTTCATAATGGTCAT